CGCGAAGAAGAAGCACGGACTAAGTACGAAGATTTTGAGCAAGTTGCGTACAACCCGCGTCTTCCAATCACGACAGTGATGGCCGAAACGATTCAAGCGTCTGACATTGGCCCCGAGGTGGCGTATTACCTTGGTTCTAATCCAAAAGAAGCTGATCGTATTGCCAAGTTGTCGCCTTTTTTGCAAGCAAAAGAGATTGGGAAGATTGAAGCTAGGTTAAGTGAAAATCCTCCAGTTAAGAAATCAACGAGCGCCCCAGCGCCGATTCAGCCGGTCACTCCACGGGGTGGCAACGCAAGAGTTTTAGACACGACTGACCCGCGTTCTATTAAAGAAATGTCAACATCAGAGTGGATTGAAGCAGAGCGTCAACGGCAGATTAAGAAATGGGAAGCTCAAAACCGAGTCCGCTAACTTTTTGATAAGGAATTGTCATGGCAAATAGTCTACTTACCATCGACATGATTACTCGCAAGGCGCTTGAAATCCTTGAGAATAATCTTGTCTTAACCCGCAACGTTAATCGTCAGTACGACGATAGTTTTGCTGTTGAAGGTGCCAAAATTGGTTCAACCTTGCGTATCCGCTTACCGGACCGTGCTCTTGTCACTGACGGTGCTGCACTGCAAGTCCAAAGCGATAACGAGCAATACACCACGTTGACTGTTGCTACGCAAAAGCACATTGGTGTTAACTTCACATCTGCTGAATTGACCTTGCAGTTGGACGATTTTGCAGAGCGTGTGCTTAAGCCTCGTATTAGCCAGCTTGCTGCTAGCATCGACGCTGACGTTGCTAACTCCTACCAGTACATCGGTAACACCGTTGGTACGCCTGGAACGACGCCTGCTACATCGTTGGTTCTGTTGCAAGCACAGCAGAAACTTAACGAGAACGCTGCGGTTATGTCGCCCCGTTACGCCACGGTCAACCCAGCCGCTAACGCCGGATTGGTTGAAGGCATGAAAGGTCTTTTCAACCCCACCGACACGATCAGCCGTCAGTTCAAAAACGGTATGATGGGTATGGGTGTGCTTGGGTTTGATGAGATCAACATGTCTCAGTCGATCAAGCAGTTCACGACCGGCTCGCGTACGGCTACCGGCGGTACAACGTCTGCTGCTGTAACAAGCGAAGGCGCAACCACTATCGCCATCACTGGCGCAGGTGCTAGCGCAACCGTCAAAGCTGGCGACGTGTTTACCGTGGCTGATTGCTATGCAGTTAACCCACAAACCCGTGAGTCCACTGGTTCGCTGTTCCAGTTCGTTGCAACCGTTGACGTCACGCTGAATGGCTCTGGCGCAGGTAACATCACTGTCGCTCCGATCTATTCTTCGGGTAACGCCTTAGCTACCGTTGCTAGCCTTCCTGCTACCAGCAAGGCCGTGACTTTTGTTGGTGCAGCATCTAGCCAGTACCCACAAAACCTCGTCTACCACAAAGACGCTATCACTTTCGCCACTGCCGATCTGATGATGCCGCAAGGCGTTGACATGGCATCGCGTCAGGTTCATAACGGTATTTCGATGCGTATTGTCCGTCAGTACGACATCAACAATGACCGTATGCCCTGCCGTATTGACGTACTGTACGGCTACAGCGTGATCCGTCCGCAAATGGGCGTTCGTCTCTGGGGTTAATCAATCTAGGGGGCTTCGGCCCCCTTACCCAATTATTTTTTGAAAGGATTTATCATGGCAATTCCTAATGGTGCTGGTGGCTATCAGTACAACGACGGTAATACCGGCGAGGCTTTGTTGTTTGTTCAGGGCGCACCCACGGCGCTAACTGGCGCAGCTACGGTTACCGCCGCTCAACTAGCAAACGGTTTGTTTACGTTTGATGGTACGGCTGGCGCAATGACGCTACCCACGGTTGCGTTGCTTGAAGATGAAATTTCTTCGGCAGCTAAAGTTAACGCAGCGTTCACGTTTGCAGTTGTCAACATTGACGGTACAGACGCTGTAACCGTAACCGCAGGTACGGGCTGGACAATTGTTGGCACCGCTGCTGTGTCGGCTAACACGTCTTCGCAGTGGCTGGCTCGCAAAACCGGCGTTGGCACTTGGACGGCTTATCGTATTGCGTAATCGATAGGGGGCTTGCCCCCTATTCTTAAAAGGATCAGCTATGTCAAACACTAAACCTATTGGCGTTGCTTTTACAGACCAAGACATTATCGGCTCACAATATGTGTTGTCCGGTGAACAGTTTGGTTATACAGCAGACGCTCAAGGTACTGTGACTCAGGCGACCAGCAAGTCTACAGCTGTTACGCTTAATAAGTCAGCCGGTCAGATCACGATGAACAATGCCGCTTTAGCGAGCGTAACCAACGTGACGTTTACGTTGAACAACTCGTTCATTTCTGCAAACGACATTTTGATCTTGAATGTAAGCGGTGGTGCTACTGCGGGCGCTTACAACTGTTGGGTTTCGGGCTTAAGCGCAGGTTCTGCGTCGATTACCGTACGCAACATTTCGGGTGGTTCGCTGTCTGAAGCAGTTGTTGTTAACTTTGCTCTTATTCATTGCGTGTAAGGCGCGGGGGCTAATAACCCCCCTGTAAACTATGGCCGTCATCTATCTTCGTCACGCCACACACGGCGCTAAAGTTGCTATATCTGATAAAGAAGCCGAGAACGATAGAGAAAACGGC